GTCAAATGCGTCATAGAGCTGCATTAGAAGATGATGTTAGAGTATTAGAAAGTACTATTGCAGGTTTTAGTGAGGATGATTACAACAGACCTATAAGTGCTGCTGATACAACAACAGAAGAGGCAAGAAGAATAGCACGTCAAAACAAAGCTAGGTTGCGTGTAGGACTAGACCCTGTAGTTAAACCTACAGAATTAATTAATCCTGCTATGGATGAATTTGCTGGTATGTCTATTGGTGATTACTATACAAATCAACTTATAGCTAAGAAAGCAGAGTTAGAAGAACTTAAAATAAGTATGGGTCCTGGCTCAGAAGAACTTAAACTACAAAATTTATTAGATAAAACAAAAGGTGGAGGAAATCTATCATTTGGTGAAACAGTATTAGCTACAGAACCTGTAGATAAACCTAAAGTTACTACAGAAAATCCAATAACAGGAGTTAAAGAAGCACAAGATATAACTCGTAATAAAGTTGTAGGTGGTGAGTCTGGTCCAGTTGGTCCAGATTATGCAAGAGGTGGTAAATCTGCGGGAAGAAATATATTTAGTTATCAATCAAAAGGTAAAGGTGGACTTGGAGCAATTGTAGCTAGTACATCTAATGCTATAGAAGGTATGGAAAAAATAGAAACATATTTTGAAAATGCTATGAAAAAATCAAAAGGTGAACCATCTGCTAAATTAGCTCAAGCAATAAATGATTTAGAAGCTATTAAAAGAGGATGGCGACAAGCAGGTATAGCTGCTGGTATTGAAGATGGTTTTGAATTAGATAAGTATGTTGCAAATAAAACTTATGAGGACATTGTAGCTAATATAGAAAAAAAAGATTTAATGGGTACTGGTACTAAAAAAATTGGTACTGTAGGTCCAGATGGTAAACCTAATAATATGTTTCCATCATCACCTTACATTTCTGACATAATTGAAGAAGCAGAAAGAACTGGAGTAGTATCTGGTCTTAAAGGTGCTCTTAGTGGTTCAAGTGTTGACCCTACTCCAAAGATGCAAGCTGAACAAATATCAGACCAAATAAATTTAAATAGAATAGGAGCTATGGGATTGTCACCTGAAGAAAATGCTAGGATATTATTTCCTAATTCTTTTCCAGAAGCTTATCAAGAAATCAAAGCATCACCTGATGCTAAAAATGCAGGAGAAGTAATTGATAGAGTAAAAATACATGGCACGTTTAGTATTGATAAAGTCTTTTTAGAAAAAGAAATAGACAAATTTGGTAATGAAACAGGTAATTATAAAATTGCTTCAACTATAACAAGTAGTCCTACAACAGAAAACAGAGGACCTCAATTTAGAACATCTAATTATGGTACTGAATTATATTATGACCACAGTAGCGAATCACATACAGTTGATATAGATACTACTGGTATAGAACCAGAAGGTTATGACCCATTAACTAAAAATAAAGTAGTACCATTACCAGGAGAAAGTCCATTACAAGCAGCTAGAAGAGCTGCAGTACTTGCTAAAGTATCTGGTTGGGATTTTGAATCAGGAGATTGGAAAAAGTTTAGTGATGTTAATGCATACGAAGGAAGACAACGTACATTAAGAACATTAGTTGACCAAGGTGCAATTAATCCTAATGATATAGCTTGGACTAAAATCAATGTTGATATAGAAGCAGGAATATTTGATAGTAGTGATATTAAAAAATATCTTAAACTTAGTGGTGCAACTGATACAGCTGCATCTGCGTTGAAGCAATCTGTTAATATTAAGTCATCAAGTAGAAAAGGTACATCTGTAACAATAGGTTCTAGTAAAGTTCCAGTAGTTAAAACTGCAAAAGAAATGGCATCTGTAGATTTACATGATACAGCTAATCCTGAATCTCAAATTGCAAGACAAGATTTACCTGATAGTGGAGCTGGTATAACAGGAGAGAAGTTTACTGTTGATGCTTTAACTGATGATGAAATAATGAAATTACCTGCATATAGAGATTTAAGAGAGACACTTGGTGCATCAGAAGAATTAAAAAACTTAAGACCTGAAGCATTAGACAAAATAACATTGACACGTACACGTTCTATATTAAAAGAATTGTCAAAACAAGAAACAGCAGCGACAAAAGGATTTGCAAAAATGATAGAAACAATTATCAAATCAAGATAATTGTGTTATAGTAGGAGTAATTATGAAACAAGAATACAAAGATATACTAGAAAAAACAGTTTGGACATTTGTCGAAGCGTTTATAGGTGCGTTAACAGTAGCACCTTTAGTAGGTGTAGATGCTGATGCATTACAACTTGCTGCTTTGTCAGGTGCAGGAGCTGCGTTAGTAGTAGTGAAAGAGTTTGCTAAGAAACAATTAGTTAAACCATCAGGTAAAGTGAGTAAATAATGGCTAGAAAAACTGTTAAAGTTAGAGAAGGTGGACCTCTTGCTGAAGATAAATATATAAATCCTGACCCTGGTTTTGATGTTGACCCAAGAAGAGAAGCAGATTTATGGGGTAATAAGAGACACGTAAAATTAGGTGACCCATTACAGCAACATAATGTAGCTATAACAACATATAAAGACCATCCTTATGAAGTTGCTTGGTTTGACTCTTCTAAAAACCCATATACATATAATGAGCAAATGAAAGATGCTGCTATGTGGACAGTAAGTACAGCAAGAAGACGAGATAAAGCTATGGGTGGTACTGGTGATAGTAGTTATAAATCTAATAAATACATTGGTATAAAACAATTAGAAGGATGGCAAGTACCTGAATGGCATGATAGAAATTTTAAAAACAACGGAAGTAAATTAAATATAGGTGGTGTAAAAGTTACTAGAAATAAAATTTCAGAAGATATAAATCCAAAATATATTGATAGAGAATATAGACGAATGGCGTTGTATTAAGGTAATAAATAATGGCTAAAAATACTAAACATATTGAAGGTGGCGGTAAAGTAAAAAGAAAAAAACTTTTACAAAAAAACTATCGTCCTGGTATAGGTTCAGCAAAATTATCTGATGCAATACCTGAAGCAAAAGCAATGTCTAAAGGTAAATCCAATAAATTTAAAAATCCTGATTTAACTGATTTAAATAATGAACTTAGAGGTCGTGGTGATTCACATGCATTAGAACAAATTTCATTTTATGAAGGAAGTAAAAACAGACCAGGAGTTAAAGAAGCTAGTTTATATAGTAGGATATCATCTGGCTACAAAAATTTAGATGAAAAAATGTGGGGACTCTTGCCTGGTGGTGGTCATCTAAAACAATATGCACGTGCTTTAACGTACTTAGTATCAGGTGGTGACCCACTAAATCCAATACCTGAAGAACCTTTACTTAAAACTTGGGACGATAGAAATGTTCGTAACAACGGAACAAAGTTAAATCCGAAATAATGGCTAAAAATACTAAACATATTGTAGGTGCTGGTGGACCACGAAAGAAAAAAGTTCCTAGAAGGGCACAACAAATGCCTAAACCACCTAGATGGTCATCACAACCTAAACCACCTAGACAACCTAAACCAATTGAACCACCTAAACCACCTAGTAAGTATCAAAGACCAGATGATAATGGATTTATAGGTGCAGGATTAACTGGATTAGGTCAACAAGAATTACAAAGACGTATTAAACAACATAATGCATTAGCACAAAAAGCATTTCAAGCAGCAGGTGGTGGTAAAAAAGAAACCCTAACTGCAGCTGATGTAGCTAATGTATACCGTGGTTTAAACTTTCAAAATCGTGCAAATGTTATGAAAACTATGGCAGATTATGAAAAGATTGGTAAAAATTATTACAAAAAAAGGAAATAAAATTAGCGTCAGCTGTTAAAAGCGTGTGCTTTCTCTTTTTAAAAAACCTTTTAGTAAGTCCCTATAAGCCACTGAGGTTCCTACTCTCTGTCTACCGTCATATATATCATGATGATGCTTACATAATATAGCTACATTATTAATGTCAAACTTTCTTTTCTTATTACCACCCATGCCTATGCCTTGGATGTGGGCTAACTCTAACCACTTGTTGTCATTACAATAAGCCCACTCGCATCTACCATTTGCACGCTGCATGGCTTCTTCACGTAGTTCAGATAGACTATCCACCGACTACAAAGTACTTTCCTTTAGGTAGTTCCCAACCTTCAGATATGTCTCTCCATCTTACTTTACCTGGCTCATGTGAACCGTGATATATGCAGTTAGATATATACATAAACATAAGAGTTGTTACTTGTTTGTTATCACGGTAATAATCCATTTCAGATTTATCTATAAGTTCTAAGATGTAATCTATTGTACGTTGTGTTACTTCACCATGGTCTTTCTTAGTCTTAGGACGCATAGCATGTTCAATGTTAATGCTTTCTTTTAAACTACCTGTTACTCTACGTGGACATAATTTAGCTTTACGAATAACATCTATTGAATGTGTAAGACTTACTTTTATATCTAAACTATCTTTATCAAATTTATATTTAGCATAGATAGGTACATTATTGTCAGTAACACCTAATAATCTTTTACCACCAAATGATTTTATTGTTTTAGCTAATGCTATTTTTTCTTTTATCCATAACTTATGTCTCTCTTTACTTACGTTAGGTGTAACGTGGTTTAAGTTTTCTTTAGTTGTGAATGATTTAAAGTTATTCATTCTTCCTCTCCTTCCAATTGGTCTAAGTGATAGTTATAATCAATTACAAATTTATCCATTAAGAACCTAAGCTTTTTCATATCAGGTCCTATATTAAATGTATCACTACCACATGCTTTATTAAACTGTTGAGCCCATACTTTCATATACTTTGGATGTGTAAATATATTTACATTGTTAACGTCAAATGGTTTGTTAGCCATATGTTTCATCTCCTAATCTTTGTATACATTCACCACACCAATCTGTAATTATTTCATCTGTAAAAAAATTTTCTTTACATATCATACAGATTAAATTTTGCGTGTGATGTATCTGTCGTCTAAAGTTTTTAAATACATTAGATAAACTCATCTACATGTCCCCATACTTTTTCGCAATAGTCACAATAAACTTGGTCAGTTACTGGACATACTACTGATAATTTTATACCACAACATTTCATTGTCATACCCTTTCCAACAGTGTTTACTACTATTCCAATGATGCCAACCGTCATTATATACTAACCAAGAAGCCACTGCTGTAGATACTTCTGGATTAAATCTATCTTTTATTATACCAAGCTTAGGAGTTAACCAAGCCCAAGTATTATCATTAAATTGCCAGAGTCCGACATCCTGAGTACCATCTTTATTGTTACCAACAGCACGTGTGCGGCCACGGCTTTCACAATAGATGATGTTAAGCGACTGCAGGATGTCTTCCTCCTTAAAGTACCTGGATACTAAGTCTGCATGTGTGGATACATATTCAATGTTATCTTGTACGTATAAACATTCTTGATATACAGGTAAGTTGTTAGGTGTAAGTAAAATAGGAAACAAACACCCAACAACAAATTCTATCATTAGCTAATGGTAGCAGTTGAAGGTAGCTTGGTACAATAGTAATGTACTAAGCCTTTCTTCTTGCTAGGTAGTGTTACTATATCATATCCTTCTTGTCTAAGGTTATGTATAATTCCACCAAACCTGTGACAATATAGTTCTGCTACAAATTCCCAATTAGATATTGGTTCATCATCCATGTATTTAGTTAATACATATTCAACTAATTGTCTTTTATTACGGATGAAACTTGGTATAGCTTCACCTCTAAAGTATTCAGGTATCATACTCCCCACTCCTCTGGTATGTCACTGTTATCTAACCACCATGACTTACGCCATTTACCTGTATGACCACCGCATACTACAGGGTCATTGCTACTACATGTAAAGTCTGGACTTTTATCTGACTTTTTACTATTACGATTATCGTATACCATTGACTTACAGTATGGACACTTTAAGTCTTTACGATACTTTGCTTGTTCTGCCATTTTATTAACAACCTCTCCGACAATACCACTAGAATCTTGTAGACCTGGTGTTATTTCTGTACTGTCTAATCCTACAGCTTTTAATTTCTCTTGTATATCCATACCTTCGAAATCTATATCACTATATTCTACAGGCATATCAATTAACTTTTCAATCATATTGAAATACTTAGTTAGTTGTTCGTCTGTCCAGTCTGTCTTTTGTTTAGGGAATTTCATGGTACGTGCATAGTCATTAGCAAGTCCCATAATTTTATGTACTGTTTCTGTATTAGCTACGTTCTCAGTCATAGTATGTATAGTCTTAGCTATAAATTCTAAGTCCTGCATTAGAACGGTGCTTCTTCTGTCTCGTCTTCTGTATCTGTACCTACAATACTGTCCATTATATCGTTCATTCTCTTAAGGTCTTCAGGCGTAGGCTTATGTTCTTTCTTACGCATATCAACCTTAGTAACTTGTACATTATCTTCAGGTTCAGTACCAGATGTAGCTTCTTCTTCTGACTGTTTACTGCCTGACCATAGCTCTACGCCAAGGCCAAACCTCATACATGCACGTTTAAATGCGTCAGACTCTGCATCTTTTAAGTTAGTGCCATCATTAAACTTATCGTTGTTTAACTTGAATGTATCTATATCACCGAAGCCATCATAACTACCCATGTCTTCTATTGTTATAGTACCTTTGGCACCTACTATTCTGTTTTCACCATTGTGTGTACCATAGATAGGTTCACAATGCCAGGTGTATTTTACTCCACTGTCCCTTAGTCGTTCGACATAATGTGCATGCGGCACATAATCACCGAACTTACCGGCGGGTGCTTTTCTTACTAACTCCTGTGGAAAAGGGGATAGCAAGTCAACGTTATTTGTCATAACATTCCTTCCTGTATTTTTATGTACGATTACAAAAAAGTAGAGTACATAAAAATACTTCTATTCATTTTCTAAGCCTAATAGGTATCGTAAATTATGTATACCTTTTTCTAAAGGTAGTAACTTTACGTCACCTTCGTCATTGATTAGGATAAAGCATGGTCTATTACCTAGTCCACTGTACTCTATACCTGTCAATTTCCATTTAGGCTTGACATTATTAATAGTCATATTAATAGTATATCTCTTATCATTCGTTGTTGCCAAGCTTTACCAAGTATTCAGCTGTTATACCTGCACCTGGTTTAGCAAACAATAACCACTGACACGGCCTACCCATTGAAGCAAGCTGCTCCAATGCATATGTGTTGTAGCTTTCCGTACTTCCATTAACCCATAAACGTATGTCATTTACGTACATCGTGGTAGGCGTATGCCAATGTCCTGCAATAGCATAGTCGAAATCGGGCATGAGTCCTCTTGATGCTAATGCTTTCCAACCTAATAGCTTCTTACCAAAGCCATACCAGGGGAAACCTGAGTGTCCTCGTATGTTATCTCCGTGCCATACAAAGAACTTACATCCTTCACCAAGGTTAGCAATATCAAACCAATGATTGTCACCCTCAGAATCAGGAATAGTAAATTGTATTCTGTTATCTTTTTCATATGTCATATCCATTATCTTTCCAAGCATTCTATCTGCATTAGAATCTGGATGGTAGTCTTTACGTGCTCTACCACCTAATGAACCATGGTTACCTATTACCCAGTGAACTTCTACTTCGTTAAAGTTTGCTAGTAATATGTCAAAGAACTTTGTCAAGATTCTAGGTCCGTCAATTGTTACTTGGTTATATAGACTAGCGTCAATTAAATGTGTCTGTCCTGGAAAGATAAGCTCACCTTCTACTATATCACCTGCAGCTAACACAACACATTTGTTAACTGGGTGTGCAGAACGCTGTACATTAGTAAGTTCTACTATCTTATTAGCATATTCAATAACACGTTCTTCTGCTACCTTGGTATTGTAGTCAGGTGTTACCTTAGCTAACTGTATATCTGATAGTACTGCTACTGCTATCTCTTCGTTCTTCGTTCGCTTATGTAGTTTAGGCTTAGGTATCTTAGGTTTATCCCACGTCCGTAGGTTAGTAGATACTGCGTCATACACAGCGTCAACCATGTCAGCTTTTTTGTTCTTAGCTTTCTCTAATTGTCGTAAGAGTTTTAGATTATCAGCTTTTAACTCGGCTATCTTAGATGACTCTGCTTCTGCTAGCAGTTTTTCTATATTAATTTTCTTGGACATTAGCGTCAACTATATTCTGAAAGTGATGTCTAACTGCAGTCTCACTTATCTTTATGTTGTAATGTTCTTTTAGTAGTCTTGATACGACGAAGGGTTTGACTGGTCGTCCTGCTTTTACTCGGTCTTCAAGGCCATCCCAAAAAGGTTTTGCCTCGTCAGTTATTCGACTAAGTATAGCAGTTCTCTTACCATTCTCTGCTTCGTCAAGCATTTCATTTATATCCATGTGTTCATTATAACCTTTCTTATTTAGTATGCAATTAACTAAGTAATTAATTCCAAACTAAATAACATCTACTATGAAGGTATGTATTTAGCACCTACATACTGGCTCAATCCCATCCTTTATCTACACATATGGATGATGTATAGCTTTGGTTTCTAGTATTAGATAAGTGGATTTAATTGTCCATTGGTTATCCGCAATCTATGGGACGCTTTGCTCTTGCGACATAGCAGTAGCTATATAGTTTTATTTATTTATGGCATATTATCCTTTGTATTTCCTCATTGGTAGCATTGGAATCCACTTCGTTCAGTCGTCTCACTCGTAGACCAGATTTACTCATTCGCCTCCCTCACTTCGTTTCATTCCAATGCACTTGGTATGTAGCAGTGTTCACTATGGGTATTGATTGTTGACTCTAAGATGTTAACCTGTTGCAGGCTCTCCCTGCACTCTATTCTGCTACTCACATAGCTTTAATAAGCGGAAAGGAACACTTACTGTCTTGCGACATTACTATGTGTACCGCCTATCTTACTACATGTTTAGTTTTAATGCATATTCTTTTACCTCATCAACATTTTTAAGATTAATAATTTTATTTTTAGTGCATATGTCATAGCATTCTTTAAGCAAGTTAAAGCCTGATGTATCACCGGTTGCACCGAATACATACATATCTGATACCCAGATTCTTCTAGCTGGCATAGTAGCTAACCATTCTAAAGCTGGTCCGTCTACTACGTTACCTCCACCTGAGTGGTCATCTAAATATTTTTGTGTCACTCGCTTACCATTCCTAGCAATAACTCGGAGGTCACCACCTCTATAGCTACCGTTATACATAGCTATATTAACTGCAGGTAACATCTTCATTATTTCTAATATGTCTTCACCATTAAAACGCATAGAACCTGAAGCGTCTATCAATATAGTTCCACCTTTAACATTAAGTTTTTGTTTAAATATTTTTCTATCAATACAAAATCTATTAATGTATTTAGGATTGTAACCATAGTCCATAGGTCTATATTGTCTGCTACCTTTAAGCAATGCTTGTAAGTTAACTGATAATGGTGGTGTATGTATTGTCATATCCCCCCAATAACCTACACCTGAACCTGAGTTGTATGTCATTTTCTCTAACAAATCTTTACGCATTCTATCTTCTAATGATTTAACTGAACCATCTAATGAAGTCTCTTCGTCCTCATTGGACTCATCACCTTCTTCACCTTCACCAGCTTGTGGTTGTGGTGGTGTATATGGTTCTGGTTTTTCCATAAACATATCTAGATATTTAGATAACTCTGCAGCTAATCTTTGTGTTTTCCTATAACTAGGTGATTGTCCTGCACGATTGTTACGCATTGAATATACAAATTTTCGTATAATAGTTATACATAATTCAAGTTCTGCTTTACGAAATGGTGATAAATCCTGTGCATTATCTTTACTTAATTCAATTCGTGACATAAACATATCAAATTGTTCTGATTGAATCATATGATAATACGTAGTTTCTTTATCATTAGTAAAAGTTGCAAGTTCAATACCTGTAAGTATTATGTCTGCACCTACTGAGTTGTATACCATCTTATCTGCTGTATGTTTTATTACATCCATACACATAAATGGTTCATCAATACCTAAATCCATTCGTGCTAGTAGAAAGTAAACACGTAATGATTCTATAGCGTCTATTGCTTCTTTGCGTGTACCTTCTTTAAGCTTACCTCTAGTAGCAGGTGACCACTTAGCGTGACCAATTTGTTTACGTCGTATCATACGACTATGATTTATACCACACAATGGACAATGTCTATCCATTGGGACATACATTTTCTTATTAAGATTATCTGTATCTGCGTCCGGGTTACTGTCGGTAGTTTCAAAGACATCCCATTTATCCCCAGTTACTATCTGGGGATAGGGATATGCTTTTTCTTGGGTATACATTATGCTTTAGATAGTATGATTGCGTCTACTAATTCTTCTGCTTTGTCACCGAATACTAACTTACCTGCTGTTTCTGGTGTAAATCCTTTATCTTGTAAGTCAAAGAATTCTTTCCAAGCACGAACAGATACTCGTTCTTCTGGGTCATCAATAAGCGTAGTGTCATTGATAACATCATGCCATTCCTTAGGGAACTGGTCTAATGCCATTGGATGTATGCTGTTAACATAGATTTTAACTGGAAACCTATCTTTTAATGCAAGTGGTAGACTTTCCGGTGGGCTGTTAGTTGTAGCTACAACTTGAAAACCTTCGGCTGGTCTAACCGTTTCCTTTGTATCATTGTTAAGTGTTAACATAGCAATGTCTTGGTCATCCAATATAGCGTGCAAGAATGTCATTGCGTCTGGTGATGCGTGGTCTATCTCGTTGATGACTAACCTACCGCCATTACGCCATGCTTGTATTGCAATACCGTCGTGCCATTCAAATGTACCTGTGCTTGAAGGCTTATAAAAACCTTCTAAGTTTGCAGAAGCTGTGTCTTCTGTCATAGTAATTTGAAATACATTAGCAAGTCCATCCATAGTTAATGGTGTACCTTGCTTAACTGCACTGTATGTTTTACCTGTACCTGGTGGCCCGTATAATAATACACGCCTTGATTTACCTAATACTTGTTGTATTAGTTTCCAACAATCGTTTTCCATATTGTTATTCCTTCCTATTCTTCTTCCATATAACCATTAGGTATCCATTTACAATAGATATCTATTTGATTATTATTTTTTCTTTGACACACAACGAACCTACCTAAATCTTTTAGGTGTTCTATATTTCTTTGTGTGAAATTCATTATGTTTCTAGCTGTACCTGATATCCATCTTGGTGATGTTCCAATAACATACCAAGTATCTGGTGTAGCTAACAACACTTTAACTTTCTCATCACTGAGTAACTTAGCTTTATTACCTCTGCCTGCAGTCTCCGGTTTGCCCGGTGTAGCTGCATACATTCCTGTAGGTAATGTCATTCCTCACTTCCTTTCAAGTAGTCTTGTATATCTTCTGCGATTGTATCGCCTGAAGTTATGTGGTCTATATTTTGTCTAGTCATATCGAACAACTTATCTGTATCACTTGTCAAGTGACATTGTATAGATGTTGGTTCTATTGATAACCAATTTCTAAATACACCACGGTCTTCACTCTCTTGTCTAATCTTTTCTATTTCTTCTACAGTAAATGAAGTCTTAGGGTCATCATCTAGTAAAGGATGCATAGTCATAAAGTCTGTCATTATTTCTGCTCTACGCTGTGTTACTATATTATGTGCTTGAACTATTGCTTGTATATTAGTTACTGCGTCTAGCTCTACAACAAATACTTCTGGTTCATCATATGAATCTGCTATCTTATCACCGTGACTATCAAATCCTGCATAAGCTATTGCAACTGTATATGATTTAACTCTACCTGTATTGTCTGCTCTGATATGTCCTCCCATTATTCCTCCTCATTTAGTAATTCATTTAACAAAGTTATTCTTGAGTAGTGCCATATCAAGTTATCCATTGGCGAAAAATCTCTTTTACGAATTGTGTCAATAACTTGCCACACTTCTAAACCTTCTATATCTTCGCTATCATAAGCACCTAAATCTATATAGTGTTTAAGATTTTTTTCCTCTAGTATAAGCTTGGTTTTTATATCCATTATTCTTCCTCACTTTCATACCAACTATCGTTGGTTTTATATGCTTTACTTACCTGGTATATCACTGCTTCATGTAGCATTGAACACCAACCTTTAACTTTGTCGTCAAGCTTTTGATAGTTGCTTGATGTAGCTGCGTTAGATAAATCATTGATAGTCCATTTTATTACTTGTTTTAATTGGTCATTACTTAATGTATCTAACATATCATCGACACTTGGCTGTGCCATATTGACTCCTCTCTTGTCGGCTGATTGCGAAAATGCTGAAGCCGACAAGAGAAGGGCAATTCTAATGTCGACAACAACATTTTCTTATGGATGTTACTCGGTATGAATAACTTGTAACCTACCTCCACCTATTCACAGCACGCTATGACGTACAGTTCCTGATAGATTACAAGTTACTCACACTATGGTCATCACTTGCGTGACGGCTAGCAAAGGGTACCTAGCAGCGTGAGTAACCTGCATTTCAAGTGAGTGTTTCCGTACTTGAACTGTCTGATTGAATACTTAACTTTTCATTGAGAAATCTTCTTTCAATTTCATCATCTAGTTTACACTCTTCACATTGTTTGTAAGGATTTTTACTACATGATAAGT